CGACGTGGTGGGATGCCGAGTCCGAGGACGAGGAGCTTACCCAGGCGCTGCGCGAGCTGTACACCGGCGTGGGACGTGGGGCGCTCCAGACGGTCGCCGATACCCTCGACAAGTTCATCCTGAAGGGCGCGACGAACGCCGTGATTGCGGACCTCCTGACGGTAGGCGGCCAGCGCATCAAGGGCATCAACGAAGTCACCCTCCAGAGCATCACCCTCGAGCTCGCGGAAGGCACCCGCAGGGGCTATAGCATCCCGCAACTCATCGACGGCGTACCGGATGAGCCGCCGACGCCAACCCTGGGTATGACTGGCGCGTCTACGGATCGTATGGGCTACCGCGGCATCGCCAACCTGACCGGGTTCGATGATGCCCGAGCCGAGACGATCGCCCGCACCGAGTCCATGCTGAGTTACAACCGTGCCACCGTGACCGGCTACGGCGAGTTCGGCGTAACGCACCTCCTGGCCTATGACGGCGACATGGACGAGGAATGCGCCAACCGAAACGGGCAGGAGTTCACCATCGAGGAAGCGGCGGGCATCGATGACCACCCGAACGGAACGCTCGTGTGGTCCCCGGTCGTCGATAAGGCGTGGCACCCCGAGCCGACGCCGATGATCCAGAACGTCTACAACATCGCGGGTGCTGCCAAAGGGATCGTGATCCACAAGGCCGAGGATGGGACCGTGACCATCCGGGAAGAGGCCGACGCGGGTGTAGCGTGAGCCTGCCTACACAGGCGGAGCTCGCCGCCGCCATCGCAGCACAGGCCATCTATCCGCCCAAGGATGGGGTGGATGGCAGCGCCGGGCCGGAAGGCGTCAAGGGCGATCCGGGCGCCAAGGGCGCCAAGGGCATCGCCGGGCCGGAGGGTAGGCGCGGCCCGAAGGGCGAGCCCGGACTCCCAGGGCCTCAGGGCGCCAACGGCGAGGCCATCCGCTGGCGCGGACGCTGGAGCCCGAAGGCGTCCTATCAGCCGCTCGACGCCGTGGAGTTCGAGGGCTCGTCATACATCGCGACCACGGCGATGGAGATCACGAAGCCGCCCGGCAAGGGCTGGGATCTCATGGCCCAAAAGGGCCGGGATATCGCCGGGCAACAGGTGATCTTCGGCGGTATGGTCGGGCAGGCCGGCGGCGGCGGGGGCGTAGCGGTCTCGGCGTCCAACAGTCTCTACTCGTCAGGTACCGTCGTCATCTCGGGCGGCGCGAACGTCACGGTTGGGGTCAACGCGGGCACGATCACGATAAGCGCCGCGGCAGGGGGAGCCGGGACGGCCATCTCAGGGCTCGCCAACTCCGAAACCACCTACACGTCAGGCACGGTCAACCTGTCAGTCGTCGGCGGGGCGCTGACCATTCGCTCCACGACGGGGCAGGCATTCCAGTTCAGCGTATCGCAGTCCGTCCAGCCGGCGCAGACGGGCATTTCCGGTATCGCCAACTCGCAGACCACCTATACATCCGGCACGGTCTCGTTGGGTGAACTCGGCGCGATCACCATCCGGTCCACGACGGGCAACCAGTACCAGTTCTCAGTCGCCGCGCAGTCCGTCCAGGCCGAAACGCAGACGTTCCTCGGTGGGCTGGGCAACAGTCAGACGACGTACACGTCAGGCACCGTCAATCTGTCCGTGGTCGCGGGCAACCTGACCATCAGGAGCACGACGGGCCAGGCGTTCCAGTTCTCGATGAGCCAGACCGTCCAGGCGGAAACGCAGACGTTCCTCGGTGGCATCGGCAACTCCGAAACGACCTATACCAGCGGGACGGTCAACCTATCCGCCCTGGCGAACATCACGATCCGGTCAACCACCGGGAACGCCTTCCAGTTCAGCGTCGCCGCTCCGGGCGCGGGCGGCGGTATCGCCCTCCAGAACTCCGAGACCACGTACACGTCCGGGACCGTGAACCTGTCGGTCGTCGGCGGCGCGTTGACGATCCGGTCAACCACCGGGAACGCCTTCCAGTTCTCCGCGAGTCAATCGGCGCAGACGTTCATCGGCGGGATCGCTGCGAACGCCTTGACGACCTATACGTCGGGAACGGTCGTCATCTCAGCAACCGGCCGGGTGCAACTATCCACGAACGCGCAGACGATCAGCCTCGGCGTCCCGAACCTGGTTATGAGCACCTTCGGGAACCTCCACGGCATGCCGACCCTGACCAGCACGAACGCGACCGCCTCGACGCGGAGCCTGTTCGTCTTTCCGTTCCACCCGTACGATGGCGTGTTCCCCGCCGATATCACCGCATCCACGATGCGGATCCTGATGTCAGTGTCATATACCACCACGGCCACCAACGTGGCCGCGTTGACGATGAGCGCGGGCCTCGCTATCTACCGCATCTCGGGTTCGGCTTCGGCTTCGACCTTATCGCTCCTCAACTCCGCCTCATGGTCGTTCGGGTCGGCTAACACGATGGCCTCGACGGCGGTATCCAACTCCATCTCGGGTATCCGCTGGGCGACGATCCACTCGTCACAGTGGTCATCCTCGCCCATCTTCACCGAGGGCGGCGTCTACGTCGGGGCGTGGTTCTCTTCCACGGGCGGACCGGCGCTCGGCTCCTGGGCGTTGTATGGCGCGTCGCATTCCACGATGAACATCGCCGGGGCGATCGGCGCGGCGTCCGTATCCAATACCACGGCGGGCCTGCCGTATTGGGCCGGGGTCTACTCCGCCACGACGGCAGCGTTCCCGGCATCCATCCACCTCAATCAACTCAACCGGCAAGTCGCCATGGCCGCCTTCGTCCCGCTTATCGAGATCGACCAGAACGTCAGCACGCATTAGGGAGGGCTCGCACCCTTGGACCCGCAGATCATCGTCGGCGGCGACGTCGGCTTCAACAACGACCATGCCAAGGCGGCCCGTAAGCGACTCAGCGAAGGCAAGGCCTATCGCGATATCTCGACGGTCATCATCGTCCCGACGCGGGGCATGATCCCGGCCCGTTCCGTCGAGAACTGGATGGGCCTGATGACCCCGATGAACCAGAAGGTGGTCCGGCTGTTCGTGTCGGGGATGGAGGTTGGAGCGGCCTACCAGTCGGCCATATCGACGATCATGGCGCACCCGGACCTGTCCAAGTGGCGCTACATCCTGACGCTCGAGGAGGATAACCTCCCTCCCCCGGACGGGCTGCTCAAGCTGTACGAGTCCATCGACACCTACGCAGCGGTCGGCGGCCTGTACTGGACGAAGGGCGAGGGCGGGCAGCCCATGATCTACGGCGACCCGAAGGGACTGATGAACTTCCAGCCGCAGGTACCGCGGATAGATACGCTCCAGGAATGCAACGGGCTCGGGATGGGCTTTACCCTGTTCCGAATGGACCTGTTCCGGGAGCTCGAGGGGCCGTGGTTCGAGACCGTGCAGGAATGGTCGCAGGAGAAAGGCGGCAAGGGCTACACCCAAGACCTGCACTTCTTCGAACGGGTCCGCAAGGCGGGCCATAAGGTCGCCTGCGATACCCGCGTCAAGGTGGGTCATCTCGACGCGGCGGGGTCGTTCGGCCCCGCTGGCATGGTCTGGTAAGGAGGGCATCTCTTGGCTCGCACCAAGTACATCAAGCTCGATATCGCGTGCGGCAACGCGAAGGCGCCGGGCTACACCGGGATCGATATCGCCGGGGACCAGGCGGACATCAAGCACGACCTGTATTCGTTCCCGTGGCCCATCGAAACGGGCACGGTATCGGAAGTCCGGATCAGTCATTTCGTGGAGCACATCCCGCACAACCTCCCCAAATGGGGCAGCCGGGACGGCTGGTGGCTGTTCTGGGAAGAGGTAGCGCGCATCTGCCGCAAGGGCGCGCTCGTCCACGTGGTGCACCCGTATTCCCGATCGGACCGGGCCTTCTGGGACCCGACCCACACCCGCTATATCCACGAGATGACCTGGTATTACCTGGACCCCGCGTGGCGGGCGGCCAATGGGCTCCAGCACTACACCGACGTGGACTTCGAAGTGGTGGTCGTGTCGGGGACCGGCATAGCGGACACGATCTCGACTCGGACCGCCGAACATCAGGCCTACGCACGGCAGCACTACTTCAACGTGATACCGGACCTCGCGGTGGAACTGAAACGAAGGTGAGCATGGACCCGCTGAAAGCCGAACAACTCACGACAGTCAAGTGGCGCGTCCTCGCCATCCCGTTCGGGGGACCGTTCGCCGGTGGCAAAGACCTGGACGGGGAGTACTTCAGCCCGCGGACCGACATCAAGGCCGACTGGTTCCCGACCCGTCCGGTGCTCTGGCACCACGGCGGCGATCAGGCCGTCAAGGATGCGATCCTCGGAACCGAGGACGAACTGGTCAAGGAGGACGACGGCTGGTGGGGCACGATGTGGCTCGACCGTTCGGCCCGGTATTGGGCGCAAGTCTCGGCAATGCTCGCCGCCGGCAAGGTCTACGGATCCTCCGGGGCGCTTGGGCATCTCGTCCAGAAGGCCAAGGACGGGGAGATCCTGACGTGGCCGCACATCGAACAGACCCTCACGCCAACTCCCGCGAACATCTTTGCTCGCGTCATCCCCGCGAAAGCGGCGGCTGACTTCACCCTGTCCGGTATCAGCCTTGGGACTGACCTGGAGACGTACCTGTCCGTGAAGGATGGCGAGACTCTGGCGATCGAACGGCTGGCCGTAGCACGGGCACAGAGCGCCGCGCTCCTCGCCCGCATCAAGACCATCTAACCCCCCGTGATGCTCGCTAGCGGGTCCAGAAAGAGGACCAACATGAGCCAGGAGCGCGACCAGCAAGTCGCCAAGATCAGGACCGACATCGTGGAGCTCGCAGCGGAGCTTCGTGACAAGTCGGACATCCCGCTAGACCGCATCGCCGTCATCGAGACGGAGATCGCGGCCAAGTCCGCCGAACTCGACGGCATCGCCGAAGAGGCACGCGCCGAGGAAGTGGACGCCAAACTCCGCGAACTTGACGATAGGGTCAAGGCGTATAGCCGCAACACGGTTTCCAGCAAGGCCGCCGCCATCCTCGCCGGTGCGATGGGTGACAACGTTCCGACGATGAAGAGTGTGGGCCGGTACAGCGAAGTCAACTTCCTGTCGGCGCTCATCAACCGCCGCTCGGGTGACACCGACGCACAGGAGTTCGTCAAGGCCGTGCTCGGTACGTCCGTGGCTACCGGCCTCGCGGTCGTCCCGAACAACTTCGTTGCCGGCCTCGTCGAGCAGATCGCGGCGAATAACATCTACCGCGACCTCTTCCAGGTTACGAACGGCGTCACCGGCGCCGGCGTGGATATCCCCTACGAGATCACGGGCATCACGGCTGCGCTGTTGCAGGGTGCCTACGGCTCGAACAAGGACGTTCGGGACTTTTCGTTCGCGCGGGCAACCGCGACGCTGTACACCATCGCGCAGATCGCCGATGTCGGGAACCAGTTGCTTCGGCAGTCGAATGGTGGCGCTGAGGCCGCTGCTCGTCGTCGGCTCGGCAAGTCCATCGGCATTCTCGAGGCGACCTACATCACCAACGGTTCGGGTTCGTCCCAGCCGCTGGGCTTCTTCCCGGCGATCGCGGCCTTCGGCAACGTGGCTGCGTTCAAGACCACACTCTCGTCTGAGCCTCGACTCGCGACCATCGGTCGTGGCATCGCGGCGCTCGAGACTCGCGGTATCCCTCGGGACAACCTCGTCGTCGTGATGAGCCCGACCGATTACTGGGAGACGGCGGTTGAAGGACTCGGCACCGCATACGCGGGCGGCTGGGCCGTCGATCCGTCGGGCGGCGCGGCTGCCAATCCGCCGATCACCTCCTCATGGGGCGTTCCGCTCAAGAGTGATCCCAACTGGCCGGTTGCGAAGGTGGGCACCGCGCTCATCATCGAGCGGTCTGACGTGGAGATGTTCACCGGTCAGGAATACCGGATCGATGTCTCGTCCGAGGCAGGTAGCCGCTTCGACCAGAACATTACCGGCTTCCGCGGAGAGGAAGAGTTCGGGTTTAACGCCGAGCCTTACGTCCGC